ATAATGCGAAGATGTGTTTAGCATCTGTATAACCTTGTGCAATCATTTTAGTTAATGCTTCTTTTGAGGTTAAGATTGCTTTTCCGATGTTTAATTCTGTGTTTTTCATAATTTCTAAGTATTAATTGCGTTTTGTATACGACAAATATAAGTACTCTTTATTGAACTCACAAGTTTTATTCACATTATTTTTAAAATAATTAACAAGCAAAAAAATAACTGCCTAGTATTTAGACAGTTATTCGTAGCGAGTAAACTACTTTTTTTGTTGTAAAAGATTTAATTACGCACAACATCGAATTGAACAAAATCAACGGATTGTAAAAACTCTTGTTGATAATATGTGTTTTCAAGTTTATAATACAATTCACCTACTATTTCTTCTTTAAACTCTTCAATTGCTTTTTCTATTTGACCATCTTTAAAACCATCGTGATTTGAAAATGATTCTAAATTAACTTTGACTTGTAGATTAATTAACATTGTTTCATCTACTGATTTACTTCTTTGCGACATATATATTATTTTAAATTAAAAACCTCCAGTAGTTGCAAAACGTTACATGCTATTTCTGAAATGACTTAACCACTTCCTTAAATTCACAAATTCTCTCAATTGGTATCAATGCCTTCACAATCTTTGCGTTGTTTATCTTCGGGCGACCTGCTGAAGGGTAGGTAGTTGGAACTATCTCCGTTGTATATTTCTTCTCTTTGCTCATAATTAAATACTGGTATTGTTTCGTTTTCTTTTTTTGAACGGAGTAGCAATATTAACACTACTCCGATACAAGGCATAATTAAGACTTTATACATATCTTACTTATTTCAATTGCTAATTGTTCGCTTTCTGTAATTAACTCTTCTTCATTCTCTTTCAAAGTATCATAATACTTTCTGAAATAGTAATGCGTGCTTTCGTGAAAAATTAAACCAAAGTCAATTAATAAATCATTTGTTATAGCACTTTCATTTATAAATAGATAGTATTTACTTGAGTCTGTTGGTAATTGGTTACACATACCATCTATGTACGTTCCGCCTTCATTTATTCTTTTAATACAATCTATTCTATTTAATCCGTGCAATTCATCAACATTAAAATAATCGAACAAACTAATTGCTGACTCGCCTACTAATAGGACTAAGTCAGCCTTTATGTCTACTTTATACATTCTTAATTGAGATTGAATTTTTGCTAAACGTAATAATCGGACGTTTAAGAATCTCTCCAGTTGTTTCGTCTAAACTAGTCAAAGATGACAAAGCAACTTGTTTATATTTGTCCTCAATCTCTTTAAGGTTAGCCTTAGCGATTTGATATTCCTCAATGTTAGAATAGTCTATCATACGTCTACCCTCTACCTTAGTAACTTTGAAGTTTCCGAAGTTAAAAGTCTTCTCGGTTCTTTTTTCGGCTTCTTCTATTGCTAACATTTGCACCTCTATTTTAACTTTTTGTGCGAGGTCTTCAATCTCTTTTGCTTTTCCGTAAAGTTCTAATGGATTTAATTCTCCATTCCTAACCGCTTCGATTAGTATTCCGAAATAGTCTTGTAGCGTTGTTGGTGTAACTTCTATAACGCTTTGTCTTTGTAAATTTTCCATTGTCTTATTTGTTAAATTGTTTTTTGTAATAATCTTCTCCACTAAACCAATATTCAAAATTTGTAGTACCTGATGATTTTTTTAATTTATCTCCGTGTGCATCAATTATTTGTTGCTTTTCCATTTCTTTGGCTTGTTTCATTATCAACTTATTATAATTAGGTGATGTTTCATCTAAGTTTAAATGCTCAATCAACCATTCTACTGCTGTCATAATCTTATTTGTTTAGTATTTCGTTAATTTCTAATTCTTGTTGTGCAGTTAACACAAATGATTCTTTTAATTTTCCTATAATTTCAACCTCTCCATTTTCTAAACGTTCACAAATTTTATTAAATTGCTTTTCGTTAATTAGTTGTTTAGGCTTTTCAGCACTTGCTTGTTGACCGTCGTCGTCCTGAGATTGCATAGATAAAAGATTTTGTAAAGTGTATCTGCGAAAATACGTCAAACACGAACCAGTAGCCTGAGCGGTTAATCCTAATGGTAACGTTAAATAACTTTCAATAAAACTACCGTCCTCGGCATCTATTATTCTAGTATATTGTTTACCGTCTTCTATTGGTTGTAACAAGATTAAACCTTTAGATAATAGTATCGGTTCAACTGTATCAATTAATGCGTTTATATCAACGTATTTGTTTTTAAAGTGTGGATTTGTAGCGTTTTTAGTTGCTTTACCAATTTCTTTCTTTGCTTCTAGTAATTTCGTGTAATTTTTCATAATTCTGATTCAATTGATTCGTTAATACGTTCTTTAATGTCAATGATTTGATTCTCTGTAAATAAGTCTGAAACTTCCGTCTCCTGAACATAAATAAACAAGTCATACATTTGACCGCCTGATTCAGGTTCGTCGTGTGTTTGCTCGAAAATTGGGTAAATTTCAAATTCGCATCTTAGTTCGATGCCTCTGTAATCGATTTTTGTTTCCATAATTTTTAGTTTTTAGTTATTACTTCGACAAATATACTAAACTTATTTTAATAAACAATGCCTTTTATTATTTATTTTCACAAAAAAAAAGCGAGTAGTATAAAACCACTCGCCTTAATTAACCTAACCACCTAAAAATTATGAATAGGTAAATATAAGTATTATTTCTTTATAAATAACGTTGCTTCCGCTTTTCTTCTACGAACTAATCCATTTAATACTTTTCCACCACCCATTATATAATGCGAAATCCACCAATTAACGATATTCATTTCGCTAAATTTTTCATTAACCATTTTAAATAATGTCTTAGAACTCCCACAATTCCAACAGAACGAAACCAAAGCATCGAATTGATTTTGATTTAACGGCACTTTAATGTTATTTAAGACCGTCTTTTCATATTTAGGTAGTAAGTCTAAAAACAATTTATTTGCTTCGTCTTGCGTTATCTTATCACCTAACTTTACTTTGTTACCGTTTGTATAATAGGTATTCCCGAAGCCAATCGTATTAACTCCAGCACTACATTTATATGCAGTTAATTTGCACCCTTCAAAAGATTTAATTAAATCTACCCCTACCTGACTTGTTTTCATTTTGCTCAATAATTAATATTACTACTATCCCCAACAATATAGCGAAAGTCGAAATCATTGTTTAGTCAATTTCGATATAGCCGAAACTGTGGTGCCTACCGTAACCAACACAGCACCCACAGAAGCCGTAACTGGGAAACTAATTAAAGCACCGCCTATAATACCTATTCCAATACCTATGTTGATTAATTTCTTGAAGAATCTCGGTGTTTGAGCGTTCCATCTTTTATTTATCTCTTTCATATCATTTATATTTTATATTTGCAAATCTTCCGTTTAATGCTTCAAATGTAGTCAACATATCTTTAGGTAACAAATCGATACCCATCGAATACATTTCATAACAGGCTAATATTTTCTCAAAGTTATTCTTATGATATGAACTAGAAAATATACCGTTTATTCTATTTTGAAAAGATACAACAACATCGTATCTAAATTTCTCAAACAATTCTATTACATAGTCAACATCTTCATTATTTATTCCTTTCTCTAACCAAAATGCTCGGATTTGTTTAATGTACTCCCGATGCATTCCCCACATTTCAGAAAGTACCAATTGCTTTAATTCATCTGAATTTATTTTACTAAAATCGTTATCTAAAAATTCAACAAATTTATCCATACAAACGTTACACTTAAACTTAGCAAAATCACTACACATTCTCGATTTATTCGCATCAAAAACTCCATTTGTATAGAATTTCATATGTGAAACGTCTTGCTTAACCCTCTCCAAAGTGTTGAATATATCGTGCGATTTTAAGTCCTTTATATCATTCTCTTTGCTCAATTTTCTAGTTATTAACTTACTTATATCTTTGTGAAAATAGTAGGTTAATATGCCTAAAACTATCACTATAAATAGTAAGTAAGGCGGTAAATTTATATGTGTTAAGAAATCGAACATTTTTTATTTTATTTTTTATATAAAATTACGTTCTCATTTTATTTATGAAAACGTAATTTTAATATTGTTCATTATTTCAATTTAATCATTTCAACACACGCTGTTAATTGTGCTTGTTCATCAACTGTAAAGTCTTCCCAAACTAATACCTTCACGTTATTACCGTTTAAGTCTTGAGTTATTATTCTCATGTTTTCAGTCATTTTCAACTGAGCAATTATTTGACCTATTTCTACTGTTTCCATATTTTATTTATTATTGTAAAATTACATTTCCTTGCAAATCTGCAACATTTGTTTGACCATTTGTTACGTTTACGTTTTTAAAATTTGTTGTTCCTTTTATAGAATTATTTGCTAAATACATTGTTAAAGCACCACTACTAAAAAAAGCTGTAGATGAAGCGTTAGATAATTGAATAACTGAATTATTAACATAACAAGCTGACCCACTAAAACCATAACCCCCAGCATTATTATAATTACAAATAACATTGCAATTATTGACAATATTACTACTGCTAGCGGAATCAAAAACAGCTGAAGCATTCGCTGTTATTGTACAATTATTAAAAAGTGCACCGCCTAAATAAGTGTTGATTGCTGTTGTTGATGAAATCAATGTACAATTATTAAATTTGCCATTTCCAGCCACCGCATTAGCTGAAGATTTTATCCAACAATTATTAAACGTTATTCCATTACCATTGACAGCCCTAGAAGTAACTGATATAATTGTACAATTATTTACTTCCATTGTGCCTGTAGATACAATAGCACTTCCTCCATTAGAATATATATAACAATTATTAACTGTGCCACAATCTCCTACGGGTACAACGCCAGCTGTACTTGTTTTAATTATTGAATTTGACAATGTACCAGTGGTAATAGAACCGCCAAGACTTTCTACATAAACGTTATCAATTATAGCATTTGCAGAGAAAAAATTAGATGTATATATAGCATTATAACCGTTGCATTTAAAACCATAAATTCGTGAAACAGACCTTCCATAAACACCATTTGAAGAAGCGTTATTGCTGTTAAATGTAGCGTTTCCACCTATAATTGAACCATTAGCATTAATGTACAAAGCACTAACACTAGCAGTTGCTTGATTAACAACTATATTATTTATTTCACAAATAGTAGGTGAAGAAGTAGCTACAAAACCATCAACTACTGAAAATGATATTGTATGACCGTTACCATTAATATTTACACCATTTTTTAGAGTGTAACTAACAGCACTTTCAGTAATATCTGCAAATAATTCGATAACTTTACCACTTGTAGCAGCTGCAACCGCTAAAGCCCACGTTGCATAATATGTATAAACCCCACTTGAATTTGCTATTCCCCATATACCACCTGATGAACCGCTTGCAGGAGTTCCCCACGTTCCATCGTCTTTTAAAAAGTTCCCTACATTCGTTCCCTTTGGTACGAAACCATGTTTAGCAGTTGTGAAATTGTTAGTTGTTATATCAGTTGTTGTAATTGTAGCATCTGAGATAATTTGGTCGCCCGTATTTGTTCCGCTTGAAGTACCTGAGAATGTACCCGATTGAGTGGCTAAACTTCCTAAACCTAAAGCAGTACGACCATTTGAAGCACTTATTCTATTAATTCCACCATCAGAAGCAATACCTACAACATCAACGGGAGTGATATAGTTACCCGTAGTAACTTTAAATGTGTCTACACTTGTTAAACCAGTAAATGTTGGATTTGCAACATTTGATTTCAACGCTAAAGCATCAAATACACCGTTTGAAGAAACTGCCTTAGTACTTCCATCTGTTGGACTTGCATCAATAGTTTGTAACACCCATACAGCAGTCGCAGTTGTTACATCTGTACATACGTATAAATCACCATTATCTAATATCCAACGTGAACCAACAATGAAACCTTTTGTGTTGTCGTCTGTTGTTGTTGGTGTAGTTGTAAAATTATGAGATACTTCTCTAATAGTTGTACCACCATCACCCATTACATAAAGCCTACCTGCTTCCCATTTCAACTCGTAACCAACTGAGCAAATTTGAGCAATACCTTTAGCACCACCATAGCCAGCATCAATAGTACCTTTTCTTAAAGTCGATGTGTTATCGAATAATACACCAACTGACCCCGTAAATTCAATATTGTCAGTAGTTGTATTTCCAACCGTTGTAACATCTTGTAAATCTTGTGCTACAATTCCACCAATAAAAGTTTCAACTAAAGGTGGAACTTGTGCGGTTAAATAAGTATCTACTGCCTGAGTTGTTGGATATAACGTGTTGTTTATTGTTGTGAAATCTGTTACTTTATTATCTACATCTTCAGCATTTAAAGATACCAATGTTTGGTCTCCAGTATTTACTCCCGTTAAGTTGTTTAATTTAACCTTATCAGTAGCGTTAAGCAACCCAGCCTCTTCATTGTTTGCTTGTGGTATAGTAACATCCGCACCCGTAGAACTTTCAATTTTAAAACTAGTTGCCGTTTTTGTACTTAAACTTAAATTAGTAGTAGATGTTAAACCAGCATCAATAAACGCTCTAATTTCAGCGACAGTAGTTTCATTTACACCGCCCTCATCTAATATTGTATCTTTGTTTTTTTCGTGTGCTAAAATCGTTGGAAAAATATCGTTCCAATCAGCACTTCCCTCGATAGGAGTTACACCAGTTGAAATTTCAGTCGCTACCCACATACGCCCATCATAAGTCGTATATTCACCTACTAAATAGGTTCTGTCAACATCAAATGTTAAGGTAGAATCTTCTGCATTGCTTAAAGATATAAAATCGTTATAAATACTTATAAAATTACCATCAATTTCTTCAATTGTTAAAACGTCATCTTTATTTACTAGAGGTTCGTTATCCGTACCTCTTAATATTATATTATCACTATTCATGAGCCTATATTTCTTATTTTTATCCCGTTAGTAAAGTTACTATTTTTATCACACTTAAATAGCGGATATGTAGATTTATTTCTTTCTAAATATTTCTTAATATTTTCCTCGCAAAATGTAGCCCCTGAACGTGCTTGAGATACTAATCTAGCAATTGTTTTTTCCTCTACTTTGTCGCTGTATTGGTTAGTCTTATGAACTAGACCAGTTGCTGTAGATATTACATTAGAATTTGCTAAATATCTTGCGTATGTAGAATAGACTAAATACTGTTTAATACCGTCTAAGTAATATACTTCATTTTGATAAGTATATTGACCGCCATTAAATAATAAATCATATTTATCTAGTGATGGTAAAGCCGAAAAATCAGCTATTAAATCTAAATAGAAAGCATCTCCTAATAATTCCCTTAAATCAAAGTTTTGAGCTTCTAAAATGTAAGGACTTAATTGCTTAGTTTCATTAACATTCAAAGAAATTGACTTAACGTCTTGAATATTTGCGAGTGTTATTAATTTTGTTGTTATCATATTAATAGATTATTTTCTTTAGGTTCATATCCTAACGATATTCTAATTTCATCTTCAGTAAAATATTGAGCGTAAGCCACATCAATAGGTTTTGAATATTTCAATGGTAAAATAGAATAGTCATTTGATGGACAAATATTGTAATAATAATTAGTGAATATTTCAGTTAAAATTTCTTCAACTACTAATCTGTCATCCGAAGTAATACCATTATAATAATCAAAAGCATCTGAAATCTCTTTTGAAGTTCCTAAAGAACCAGCCACACGCAAAAGTAAAACGGGTGGAATTAAAAACATTTTAATTATAGCATCTCGTGAACTATTTTCCGTATACTCATAAAGACCATCGTAATTTTGAATGTCTAACTTTTTAAGTTCAATTGCTTCTTCATTGCTTTCACGTTCAATAACCATTATACGACCAGCACCCTCGCCACCTTGAAACGCTCTCATATTTTCATCAAACAATTCAGCGTCCTCATCACTCTCAGTTTTTCCCATTACCAATAAATGAGAAGCTAAAAAGTTATCCGTTGCCGTAGAGTGTTTGAATTTCTTTAATTGACCTTCTGTAAGCATATCTTCTAAAACTGCATCAAATGGAGCCAATGGATATTCATTCATAGGTGAATAGTAGATTTGACCTTTATAGTTTTCCCAACCGCCAACTTCTTCGACCTCTTGTTCTACATTTGATGGGTTATAAGGGTTAATGTAAACAATATCAGTCTTATCAAACTTTTTGTGTTTAGTCATTCCCCAGTCATCGTAAACTTCAATCATTCCATAACGGGCATCACCCTCAGGAACTAAACGACAAAATTCAAACGGTATTAAACTAACTTCCCTTTTTTGATATAAACCGTTATAATTAACGTGAATAGCAACTCCGCCAAATTTACCAAAATCTTTAACTAATTTTCTAACAAATTTATCAGTAGTTTCACCTTTTGAGTTTATTTTACTTTTATAGAAATCAACATCTTTTAAACCACCACCAAAAACAAATTTTTCATATAATTTTAAACAAGTTTTCGCAGTTCCCGAATCATTGACAATATCAGTTACCCTTTGTGGGTATTTATTGTCAAAGTCGTATTTTTTTACAAAGAAACCAATGTTATCAATAACGTCAATTCTTTGCGTAACCTTTTGGGCTGTACTTTTTACTTTAGCCATTACTATTTACGTTTAGCCCTAGTTTTTCTAACTACTTTAATCACTTCTTTAATGTCCTCAATCACTTCTTTAACGTCTTCAACTATACCAACAATTTTTTGCCAATTTTCAGGTACTTTCTCAAAGAATTTAATTAGAGCAGGATTATGCTTTAACGCTGAAATACATTGTTTATCAGTTGAATGTTCTGTAATTGTATCAACTCCGAACGACATTATAACCGCTCCTTTTTTAACGTGAAATTGTTTTTCCATTTTTTCTATTATTTTATTTGTAATGTTTGGTCTTTTTAAAGCGAAAAATAGGTCTTCTATACATTCGCACTTTTGAGCCTTATTTAGACTAATTCCAAATAAGGTTATATTTAATTTATTCGCTTCTTGCCACTCATCAGAAAGGTGGTTACCTCTCCATAAATGCTTA